AGCTTGGTTGTATAAATCAATATATTCTTTTATTTCTCTTTTGGATAATTCTAAATATTTTGATAAAGTTGTGATATTTTCGTCTTCCTTTTTTTCTTCTTGTTTTATTTTTTTAATATAATTGATTCTTTGTTTTTTTACTTTTGGTAAAATATTAAATGCAAAATTATATTGGTCTTGTTTTAGTGAAAAAACTTCTTTGTATTTGTTTGTCGTTTCATTGAGAATCTGAGCAATGTCGGCAGAATACATAGAACACCAACGATTAAGCATGTACAAATTGAATTCAGTTTCGTCTTCATTCAATTTATTTAATTTCTGTTTTGTAAATAAAACAGAATCTATATAATTAAATATTGTGTCTGGCATTTTAATTATTCTTTAATTTAAAGTATACATCAATTTTAGTATCTTGTAAAGAATAATTTTGGATATAATTTAAATTACTATAAATGATCAAACATGATATTTTTATAATTATAAAAATTTTATCTTACAAATAAAATATCTCTTTGTTTGGAACAAATACTTTCGTCTAAAATTGCCTTTTGGATAAAACCAATACTTTTCATATAATCAATAACTTCATTTTCTAACGGAGCACCTTCATTATATGGTTCATACGAAGTTTCGAGTAATATTGCAGTACATTTTTTAATTAATTTTTCTCCACCTTTTATAATATCTATTTCAGATCCTTGTGTATCTATTTTAATAAAATCAAAAGAAATATTATCATTAAAAATATCATCTAATCTTTCCATTTCATGAGTTTCTATTAAAACATTTTCTTCTGAAAAATGATGAGTCAATTCTTTATATATAGAATTTCCAGTAGATAATAAATCTTTTTTATTTTTATAAAAATTTACAACTTTGTTTTCATTACCCAACAAACAAATTTTGTAATTTATATTTTTTTGAATTAAGATGTTTTCACATTCTTTATTAGCTTCTATAGAAAATATATAAGAATCTGGAAAATATAATTTACAATAATCATTAAATTCTCCTAAATGAGCCCCAATGTCTAATATTTTATTAGGTTGTAAAAAGTTTTTTATTAGTTGAAAATTAATATTCATATCAAATACCTAACATAGATTTAAATTTAAACATAATTTTTGAGGGGCAAAAATCTTTAGTGTAAGCATCCCAATCTTTACCTACAAAGTCTTTTTTACTAATATTTTTTAAAATATTAAATAAATCTTCACCAGATTTATAATAAATAGCTTTTTCTTTTAAAATATCTATATGAGCAATATCATAATGATCTGGAATAATAGTAGGCTTCCAAGTTAATACAGGTTTATTTTTAATTGAAAATTCAGCAACAGATAATCCAAAAGTTTCTCCTATATATCTAGCATGTAACATAGCATCGCATGTATTTATAAATTTTGTTTTATTTTCAATAGAAGAAGTCCAATTAATATATTTTATATTTTTATGATTAAAAAAAGGATTTGTTCCCAAAAATATAAAATAAATATCACTTCTTATATTTAAAATTTCAATTATACTTTTGTGAACGAAATCTAAATCAAATGTATCAGATCCTCCATGTCTTCCAAAAACAATTGCATCTTTTGGTATATTTAAAATTTCTCTTAAATCTTCATTAGTATGTGATTCATTTTCTACGATATGATCTAAATATAAATCTTTATTAAATTTTTTTGCTAAAAATTGAGAAACCCCACAATAAATATCACCATGCGGTTGATCCATTCTAAATATTGCATGTGATAATGTTTTATTTACATTGCTAGGAAGAATTCCATCATTTTCTCCACCTTTTAAAGCATAAAAAATATCAATTTTTTCTTTATCACAAATATTTTCTAATGTATTTCTAAGAGAATCATTTTTCCCATCACTAATCCAAACATCTGGGTATAATACAACTTTAAACTCATTCTCAAACATTTTTAATGTTGGGCTAGGTCTTGAATTAGTGGATACTATAATAGATTCATTTCCTAAAATTTCTTTATTATATTTTGCATATTTGTATAAAGCAATTTCGGTTCCTCTACCACCTAATTGATAACTATGAAATGCGATTTTCATAAATTATTTAAAAGATTTTGATAATATGAAAGAACAGAATCTACATTTGGTCCCATGTAATTATTGTTTATAATTTTTAACGAAATTGAATCTTTCCAAAAAAATTGTAATTCACCATTATTAAATTGTTTTTTATCCGAAATTTTTGAAAATGTATTATCAGTTTCTATAAAATTTAATTTAGGATACCCCACAAATTCATCGTTTTCTTTATTGAAAATGTATCTATGATGTATATGCCCCATATAAGGACCATTTACACCTCTTGTGAACTCTTCATATTTAGAGGGCACTGCTATAAATCCCATATTTGCATATTTTTCTAACATCAAAGTAACATAATATGGATTTATTATATCTTCTAATGTATGCGTACAAATTACAAAATCAAATTTCCCATTTTCATTAACATCCTTTTCTATTTCATCCCAAACAAAAGGCATATTAATATCACCTTTAAACATTTTTTTATTTTTATCTGATTGATTTATATCAATATAATGCGTTACGAATAAAGATGACCATGTATTTGCACTATATCCAACATCTAAAACTCTTTTAAATTTTTTTGATTCAAGAAATGTAATTACATCTTTTCGATCATGTAAATTTGTATACTTAAATAATTTTTTCATTTTTATCGTATTTTAAAATGGCAGAAATTAAATTTGATTCTATAAAATCTTTTAAAATTTTAGCATTTGGAACAACACAATGACCACCTATTTTTTTATCTCCATACAAAACAGGTCTTACTACATTCGTTTTACCTAACATAGAGTATCCTAAATTATAAGTTTTATTATAATTTGTCATAACTTCATCAAAAGATAAATTTTCTCTTTCACATAATTCTAAAACATCATTATGAAAAGCAATACAAACACCATAATATGTTGTATCCAATAATTTAGCATATTCAGTAGTTTTACTATTTTTACAAATAAAAAACTCAATATTTAATTCTTTCAAATGTTCACTATATTCAATTGAAGTTTTCATATCTTCAGAACCAATCCATTTTACAAATTTTTTAATTCCAATATCTAAATTTGGATGTAACCCTCTTACTGGTGAATGACAAACTTTACCTTTTATTTTGGATGTTGTATTTGGAGCTATTGTGGAATGTATAACTGTCAATTTTGGATTATTTTGTACAATGTAATTGTTAACTATATCTACAAAATTTTCAAAATATGGTATACAAATATTTAAAACATCACAATTATTAATATCTTCATTGTAGCCTAATTTTGGATCAACAACAAATATATCAAATTTAGAAAATTCTTTGTATACTTTATACAAACTACTTCCGATTTCTCCGTAACCTATTATTCCTATTTTCATTTTTTTATTTCTTATTTTTATAAAAATTAACCACTTCTTCTATTACTTCATCTGTATTTTTTGTAGCATTCCATCCCAGTCTATTTTTAATTTTTTCGCTATCTGGTATTTTTTCAGGAGCTTCCGTAAATAATGGACCATGTAAGACAGTAGGATCTACATGAACAATATTGGATGTACTACCCGTATAATCTTTTACTTTCTGAGCCAAATAAAGAATAGTGTTTTCGTTTTTTTCATTTCCGATATTCCATTCATTATTCCAATTTTCATCTGAAGCAATTGATGTTAAATAAATACCTTCAACTATATCTTTAACCCATGTAAATGCTCTTAATTGAAGCCCATCGTAATAAACCGTTATATCATCTCCATTTAATGCTTGGGACACAAATCTTGGTAAGACGAATCCACCATCTGGTAATTGATATTCTCCAGTAACATTGAATGGTCTAATTATTTGGTATTTAAAATTTTTATCTATTTTACTTTGATTACTTAAAACTATTTCAGAAAGTAATTTTGAAATAGAATATTCATTTCTTACAGTAAAATTACCATGAAGAACCTTATCACCTTCTTCTTTTAAATAACTTTTTTTGTCTCTATGTCCATAAATTTCTGAAGTAGAAATAAAAATTAAAGGACAGTCACTATGTTTTGATCCTCTAATTACACTATATATATCATCTAATATTATTCTAGCCATTCTACCAGAATGTTTCAATACTCCTACTGGACCTACAGGAGATGCAAGATGAAGAATTAAATCAAATTTAGGTAAAGAATTCCAATCAATTGATATAACATCTTCAATAATTACATTAATATCATTTAAGATTTCATGATTTTGTTCTATTGCATTTGATGAAAGATTATCTATAATCCAAATTTCCCAATTTAAAGATTTCCATTTTTCTATACAATGAAATCCTATAAATCCTAAACCACCAGTTATTAAAATTTTTTTTCTCATACAATTATATATATTGAATTAAATCATTTAAATGCTTTTTTCTTAAAATAGTTTCTCTATTTTTATCATAATAATTAAAATCTACAGTACAATCTTGTCCAACTTTTAATAAATATGTATTTTTTCTAATATTTACTAATCCTAAAATAATATTTATATTTTTTATGTTTTATAATATTATTAATTAATTCATATTTTAATTCGTACATATTTTAAAATTCTTATGCATTATTTAATAATATTTTTATTATGTCAATAGCTCTGGATTCGCATGTTCCATGCGTTAAAAGCCATGTTCTCTGTTCTTTTAATATATTCAAATATTTTTCTGTGGGTTTATTATTTACAATAAGACGATTCATCAAAGAATCTAATTCTTCTTTATTAGAATATGATATCGCTGGGCAATTTGGTTCACATAATTTAGGTTTTTTATCGAAATCTTTGAATAATAAAACAGAACCATTTGCCATTATTTCATAATGTCTTAAACAGTCCCATCCACCTTTTCTACAAGACAATCCAAACCAAGATTCTTGCATATCTTTATAATATTCATTTTCGTTATTAAATTTATAATTAGAATTTTCATAAAAACACGCATTTGATGGTGCTGTAGATTGAAATAATTTATTTTTAATATTTAAATTTATAGCATTTATTTTATTTGAAGGAATACCAAAACCTGTTGGATATACTGTTGGAAATTCTTCTACTAATTCTCTTTTAAAACATTTTTGTAAAAATTGACAACCTATTATAATTTCTCCATTATAATTAATTAATCTTTTAGAATTTCCATAAAGATCATTTCCATCTGTATACCAAATATTCGAATGTTTTATTTCCACTTTTTCGGAATACATATGTCCAGAACCCATTAATACTATGTCAAAATCAGATAACTTTATTTTACTTCTATCATATGTAGTATCTTGAATTGGATCAGTACAGTATGTAAATCCTTTTCCATGCAAATCATTAATTGGTGACTCTGAAAAATCTCCATATAATATTTTCTTTTTAGGATATTCTACAAAATTATTTCCTAAAATTTTACGTAATCCATAAACTAAAGATAATTCCAAATAATCTCCTTGTTTTTTTGGATTTATTGTAGTTATGAACAATAATTTCATTTTATTTTATTTTTAACTTCTTCTAAATTATATATTTTCCTATTTTTAATAAAACTACTACCAGATGGACCACTATTTGGCTTATCAAACCCGATACCTAATACAGATTCATTCCATAAATTCCATGAATTTTTAATATCTTCTCTATTTTCTCCTAAAAATAAGTCCCAGTGTTCGTATTTTTGTTCGGGAATCATTTTAATTATTGCATCTGTATATTTTTGATTCCATTTATTTTCCCAGTGTGGCTGAGATAATCTACAATTATGACCTATTACTTGCAATGGACTTTTCCATGTGTATGAATAATCCGCTTCTTGTGATTCATATAATGATAAATTAGCATGAGCTATCCTATAAACCCAATCTCGATCTTCCCATCCTCCTAATAAATATCTTTCATCCCACCATCCTATTGTTCTTATAAGTTCTTTAGAGAATCCCATATAACCTACATTATACAAAAATACACAAGCAAATCCATTCTCCATTAAATTTATTATTTTTAATGTTTGTTCTGCGGTGCATGTTGTTCTATCATTTACAAAAATCATCCATTCACTATTGCTTGTTGCGATAGAATGGTTCATTAATTGAGAATATGATGGGTATGCTTTAGGATATCTATCTATTCTATTATTCCAATTTATCTTTATTTTATCAGATAAAGATTCATGCGCTTTAATCTGTGTATTAACAACATTCTGATCACTTCCACAATGAAGACATATTGTTATTTCATCTATTTTTGTATGATACATATATTACACCCAATTTTTAATGTTATTCCAATTCTGCCCACCAGCAAAATGTCTTAATACAACTAAATTTTTATCTACTTTATTTATATTAAAATCACAAGAACTTTCCCCTATCCATTCGGTAACATTATATTCTGTGGGAAATATATGAACATTATCATTTAATTCTTCCAATGTGTACAATACATCTTCATTTTTTTCACTATGAAAACCATTATTCGAATAATTCCAAAATGGTTCATCTGAATGTCTTTTAATTCCAGCTAAACTATACCAACTAGCTTGTTCTCTAAACTCATTCCAAAAACTAGAATGGGTTTTAAATCTATCATGAATAGAAATTTTATCATTTAATTTAAAATATCTTTCTTCTGATAATATATTATCTATTAAATTTTTAGACCAATCATTTACTTTAATACTATACCATCCCATACAATGAGTATTACCACTATCTATACTGTATGAAAATGATTTTGGTGTTGATAAATCCTTTTCGATATCAACTATATACATATCAGCATCCATATGAATAATAAAATCACCATCTATAACTCTATTAGATTTTATTAAATCTTGTAAAATAGTAAATTTCCACCAAGTATGATGATTTCTAACTTTATTAATGTTTACATCATTTTTAATTTCTATATATTTATATCCATGTTTTTCGCAATATAATTTATTTCTAGGAGAAATAATATCATCAAAAATTTTTTGACGATGATCATTATATCTAGCTATTACAAATAATATTTTTTTCATATAGTTTTGAGATGATTTAATATATTTAAACACATACTATCTAAAGTAAACATTTTATTATATGCATTTTTAATATTTAAATTCATTTCATTTTGTCTTTCTTTAGTAATTACTTTCAATATATTATCAATATTTTTTATATCTTGCTTTTCTATTAAAATACATATATCATTCCAATTTACTATATTACTAAATGGTATATATGGTTCATTAGTATAAATATAAACTGGTATCGCACCTAATTGCATTGCTTCATATAATCTAAAACTAGTTGCTCCATAACCCCTAGGACACAAGGAAAATATACTTCTACTAGTTATATCTAAAAATAAATCCTTTCTTTTATCTTCTATTGAAGGGGACCAATGTTTAGGCTTTAATACATAACCTTCTTTATTAACTAAATGATGTAGCATATCCATTCTAACTGGATGTGTTGCGCTTCCAACAAAACTACAAAATATATCTTTGTGTACTTCTTTTACATTAGGTATAGAACTACAAATTAATGGTATTGGTACACAATTTGGCTGATTACCACCAGCAGAAAACTTTATAGTATTTGGTGGTAATGATTGTTTTGGAGCATCATCATGCTGTGATACAGTAAAATATTTTTTAGTTTTGTCTAAAGAATTTAATGTTGTTTGTAATTCTGGTATTAAATTATTTCTATATAAGTAAATATCCGTCCAGCAAATTGGAAGAAACTCATATCCAGTATTATCAAATTCTTTTTTATTTTTAAAATAAAAATCTATAAAATATTTCTCCAGATATTTTCCTGTATGATAAGGAGGATATGCTGGTTGATCTATTTCTATAATAAACTTATCAAACATTCGATTTATTAAATTTTTCTCTTACTAAATCTAAGAGTTGTTTCTTTTCTGCAAATGATTTAGTCCAATTACCATGATGCATTGTTATGTTTTTAGGTAAACTAAAATTAGAATTACCATCCCATGCTGCATAATTAGCACCATACGTCCAATAGTCTTCGGATAACATTTTTGTTTTAAATGCGATTTTATTATATTCTGGTTTATGAAAATTTGATTTTAAATAATTAAAACAGGCTTGTTCTTCTGGAAATTTTTCTAAATTACCTTCTACAGTGTTTAAAAAAGCTCTTGTTTGTGGTGTGGACTTCATTATAAAAAACCCAGTGTTAACCCCACCACCGTAATCATTTTGAAATGCTGCATCATATCCTTCTACTTGTTTCATCACATCATCATAAAATGGTCTAAAAAATTGTATATCAGGATCAGAGAACATAAAATAATCACCGTTTTCTGTTTCTTTTGCTGCTTGTATAAAACATCTAACTTTATAATACATGGTTTCTCTCCATCCTTTTGTTCTAAATTCAGCATTACATAGCTGTTCTTTGAACAATACCCTTAACTCTAATCTGTGGTCAAATGGTAATGATTTTATGAAGTAGTTTTGAAACAACTCCATATGCGATTCTGTAAATACTGTGTAAAGCCTCATATTAAATTTTTATATCCTTGATTAAATCTATCATCATTTTTTGGTAAAAATGGATCAGTTTTATGTGAATTTAATTGCAAATGTTCTAAAAGACCATTAGTTAAACTAACATTCGATTTATTAATATAATAAAAGAAACTAATAGATCTTTCTATTGCATGTCCAGCATATTCAAATTTAGATAAAACCTCTATAAATTGCTTACACCAAGTAACATAATCTTTTAAAACTGAGGTTTTCCAAGTAGAATTACTTGTTGTTTGCCATAATAGATTAGGATTTTTAGTTAAAAACTTATTTACTAACTCAAATAAATCTACACCAATTTTGTCTTTTATGTCTTTTACCAAAACATCACTATAAGTAGGATTTTGTATAAAAAGTGGATGCTTTGCCGGTAAATTAAAATAACCAATTGCATCTGGATTCTTCTCTACAAGAGAAATGTTTTTAATCTTAAACTCCGAACAACAATTTATATCATATTCAAATAAATTAACATATTCAGAGTTAATTAAATTATTTTCACACAATGCATACCATCCAGTAAATGATACTAGTTTTGGTATATGCTCTATGTTTAGAGGCAATTTATTTGCTATAATTACATTATTAATATTAGAAATCTTGTTAGATGATTTATTTCCAACAAAGACATAAAACAAAGAATCAAAATTTTCAAATTTTTTATTTTTTATAAAATCTAAAATAATATTTTGATCATGAGCAAAAATATAAGTAGACAGTTTATTCATTAATAATTATATTATACCATATATGAAATAATTTACAAGTAGATAAATAATTAAAATGGCATCCGAAATTTATATAAATATTAAAGATTTACCAGAATTAACAGAAATTAATAATGGAGACTATATTATTGTAGAAACCAACACTGGTACACATATATTAAATTTTGAAAATTTATTGATTCCAACAGAAAATTCGGTAATTAGTACCACTGTAAATCAAAATGCTTCAGCTTTCAGTTCTTATATTAGCGATTTAAGTTCTAATATAAATACATTAAATAATAATACCGATACTATCTCTTCAAATTTTAATGCTTTGTCTACTTCATATGAAGACTACAAAAATAGCTTAAGCTCTATAGCTGCTACTAAAATAAAAAATGGAACAATAACAATTACAAAAGGAAATTATATGGGATCTATAGTTTTAGTAACAACTCCTTTTTATGAAGAAAAAAATATATTAATTACACCAGCAAATAAATATGCAGCATTATTTCCAGCATATATTGATAGTTTGAATACAAATACAGAAACTGGTTTAATAACCATTAAAGGAAGTTTTAATAATACTATACCCACTGCAACTTTTAATGCAGCAACTAGTACAGTTAGTGTTACTTTAAATAAAGTGGATATACCAGCAGAAGAAGATGCTATTTATAATGTATTTGTAATTAAACCTTAAATTTTTTGGAATTCTTTTTCTTTTCGAACTCCTCTATTAATTGTTTTTCTCTTTTATAAACAGCTTCTTTTTCAGACGCATTCATTTGTTCCATTAAAAGATTTTCTAAATCTTTAATATTTTGTGGATCTAAAATAGAACCTGCTTCATCTCCAATTACAGCACCATCAACATTTAAATATTGTTGAAGTAACATAATTCTTTCTAGAGGATTTCCGAAAATTTCAATGATTGCTGGACAATCATCATTTGGCAAAAACGGATTATTATCAAAACTATGTTGATATAAATGAAAAATTGCTTTAAATAAATTATCAATTTCTTCTATATAAGTAGCATCAATTTCTCTAGAACCATCGTTTACAATAGGAATTGGTGATGATTTTGAAATTGGTATAAAGAAAATAACATCTAAATGCTTCATCGATTCTTTTACAACCGGAATACATTTAGCTAAAAACTGTTCGTCAATATCAGATGCAGATTTTTCGCAAGACCATAAAGAATAAATCAAATTATCCAATGGACATCTATCAAAAATAATGTTATCATCTTTAGAATATTTTTGCATTTCATCAATCATGTGATTGAGAATCGCCCATTGCCCTTCTTTGTTGCAAAGTTTACTGTGAGGATACTTATTTTCTTTAAAAAATTCTCTATAAGAACTTTCAGGAGTTTTATAATTAGGCCAATTATGTAGAAAATCTTTGATTAAGGTGGACTTTCCTACATTTGCTGTTCCAGATATTGCTATACGCATAGTAGTATTTTACTCTAAATCATCAAGATTATCAAGTGGTTTTTTAATTAACTTTCTTTTTTGTTTATATTGTTCCCAATTTCTCTGTAACCATGCTATATCTTTCTTTGTGAAATTACACAAATTATATTTATGTGCGTGTTCTATTTTAGCCCAGACAAATCCGTCATGTTCATTACTAATTTTAACTACACCGGGATATATTCCACCTTTATATAATTTAAAATTATATTTAGAAAATACTATCTTACACCATGAAATATATAGATTAGTTTCTTCTTTAACTTCTCTTCTCAAACCTTGACTAAATGATTCATTTGAATGGATATGTCCACCGGGTAAATGAAATTTTTGTAATTTTTTAGATTTAAGTAATAACACTTTTCCTTTATCTATGATAAGAATTTTAGCTATTTTATTAGTATCTTCAGTTTCCATGTAAATAGTATATCAAAAAAATAATATAAATCAATGACTTTTACTATCTTTAAATTAAATACTAATGATGGCAAAAAAAACTCGTAAAAGAGCAGAATTAGAACTTCTTGAAGAAGAAATTCTAATTAATAACATTGAATCTACCGTTAAAAAAGAATGGTATCTTAACTACAAAATAAATAACCAATTTAATTTAAATGAAGTCCATAATTCATTTATGGAAGTCATGCTGTATAAAGATACTAAAATGGTCTTTGTGGATGGTCCAGCAGGATCTGCAAAGAGTTATTTGGCAGTTTACGGTGCTTTGCAAATGCTACTTAAAAGGCAAATACAACAAATTGTTTATATTCGTTCAATTGTAGAGAGTGCAAGTAAAAGCATTGGTTCACTCCCCGGTGAAATTGGTGATAAATTTCATCCTTGGTCACTACCTTTGCTTGAAAAATTGGACGAATTAGTTGGACCTAAAATTTCAGGAGAACTAATGAAAAACAATTATGTCAAATGTTTGCCAGTTAACTTCGTAAGAGGTCTTACTTTTCGTGATAGTTTTGTAATTGTGGATGAAGCACAAAATATGTGCTCACAAGAATTAACAACTATTTTAACTCGTTTTGGCGAAAATAGTAAATATGTTATTATAGGAGATAGCTTTCAGTCAGATATTGGAAGCAAAAACGGATTCACAAAAATCCGTAGCGTATTTGATGACAAAGAAAGCGAAGAAAGAGGAATACACAATTTTGTATTTGGTCCAAATGAAGTAGTCCGTTCAGAAATTCTTAAATTTATTGTTAAGAAATTGGAAGGATCTCCGCAGGGTTAAGATTTTTTTCTAATTCAGCTAACTCTTTAAGAGCTTCTTCATAAGAGACCACCTTTAATTCGTTTTGTTTATAAACAGGTTTAGGTGGTCTCTCTTCTTTTACTAATTCAAATAACTGAGAAAATACAGTATTTTCTAAATTAACTAAAGAAGGATCACGTTCTTTTTGAACCATAGCAGATCCATATGATAAATTAGTAATGGATCTTTTTCCCATTACGTTAGAAGAATAAATATTTCCTAAATCTTGATCCATAAATTATGGTTTTTTAGATCTTACTACTCTTGTTGAAGGTGCTGGTTTAGGAGTTGGTTTAGGAGTTGGTTTAGGAGCTGGTTTAGGAGCTGGTTTAGGAGCTGGTTTAGGAGCTGGTTTAGGAGCTGGTTTTGGAGTTGGAGTTGGAGTTGGAGTTGGAGTTGGAGTAGGTTTTGGTGCTGGTTTAGGAGTTGGAGTTGGTTTTCCTGATAATGATGGTGTTGTACTACCTTCTGGTGTATCTTCTTCCATTTCCCCAGAATAATCGAAAGATTGATTTGGTTTAGCTAAAATATATAACCATTCTATTTTAGCATTAGCATTTTGGTCTGATGGTTGTGTTATGAAATATTCATTTTTAGATTTATATTCGAATCTTTTTATAATACGTTCAGGAGACATATCAGATTTTAATTTATCTGGTTCTTTTCCATACTCTTCATCTTTTTCTTTATTAGATTCTAAAACTTGTTTTATATATGGTAAAATAAAATTTTTATTATTTATAAGATTTAATTTATTTAAATCAATGTACTTTATTACTTCTTTAATTAAATTCTTTTTATATTTTGATTCTGTTTGAGAACTAACACCAGATACTAATTCAGCTCCCATTAAATTCTTATATGAAATACCTCCAGTAATTATACCTTTTTTATTATGAGTAAATATTAATTTTTTATCAAAAATATTAGGATCTTTCATTAAATTTGCTCTAACTTGATCTAATATACCATCACCTTGAGATAAATCAGTTTTTCTGATATGACTTTTCCAAGGATCTGTCATTGGTGCTAGTATTTCTCCTACATGATGTTTAACAAAATTACCAAGAGTACCAAAAATATTTCCTAAATCTTCATTTAATGGATATTTTTTTAATAGTTTATCGACATGTTCATCAAATTTCATTATAAGTACTCCGTTCTATAAATTTCTAATAAATCTTTTTCTGTGCAACCATTGTTAAGTAAAAACTGTTCTAACATTTCTAATGTAGAACTATTCATTACCATTTGAATTAATGGACTATCAAATGTCATATTTTTGTTTTCTTTTAAATAAACTAAAATATTCATTTTTAATTGCTCAAATTTAGTCATTCCACTTTCTACATCTATCATCCCACAAGGTATGGTAGCCATTATACCCCCTCCTTCAGACTCTATATACATCTTTGCATTAATGCCATCTTCTGATAAGATAAATCCTTCATATCCTTGATATTTAGATATTTCCCCCTTTTCACAAAAGGCAGGATCGACTTTTAATCTAACTCTACGCAGATTTGTCGTTTTAAGAGTATTCTCTATTAACTTAGAAAAGTGTTTCATAAGTATTATTTAACATTCTATCGTTGCGTTCAATGGTTCTAAGAATTTAAGACCAATTAAAACTTTTTCATCATTAGTTCCTCTATTACCTATAGAGAATCTTTGTTTTTTATATTGTTTCCCTTTAAGAGAAAAGTCTAAATTAATAATAGGTCTCTTCTCTTCTACTCCCCCACCTATATTAATAGATGTAGTATCTATCAATGGTCTAGTTACTCGTTTACCGTGTGCTGTGGTAAAACTAACTGTATCACCATTAATTTCTATATCATCACCATGTAATACACAATGTCCATCATTTCCACTATCTACTTTGGCTACAAAGTCACCAACTTCAGCAATTTTAATGGGTTCTTTAGGAGAAAATGTATTTTCTAGGAAATATTCCTTGAAAGATTTCATGGAAATATTTATCATTTACTCCATAGAAAGAGTTTGTATTCTTTTTATTCTTTCTAAAATTTCCTGTTTTTTAGTAGGATCACCATCACTAATATAGTTTAACCAGCTATTTTCTTCATCAGCATACAAATCAAATTTATGTTTTCCCGTGTTTGTCGAATAACAACAGAGTACGACATTTCCTTTTATATAATTTACATCGCTATTTATTCTATCACAAGATGGCTTAAAAGGAGCTAATTTACTAGATATTATCATCTTTTGATTCGTATATGCATCTCTTCCTTCTTGTATGTCCCATAATTTTAATAAGAATTCCGAATCAAAATCAGGCATACCGTATAAATCTTTCATTATAGGTTCTACTTCAAAAAGCCCATTAGAAATGGCATTATTATATTTTATTAATGCTTTTTCGTATACATTTATGGCAGTAGTATTTCTAGTTCTTATACTAGCTTTCATTCTATCAAACAAATAGACATGCCAATTTTTTTCTGTAGTTTCTTTATATTTAGGACTTTTTCTATATTCTCTTTTTTGAAGAACTCTTTCATGGTGTTTTATTTTATCTGAATCAACTTTTGATGGATTTAAAGAAACTACATCAATTGATGAAAATTTTATTTGTTCAGACTTAACAATACTAGATTCATTTACTGAAGTTTTAAATATATTATTATTGCAAACAATATTTTTTCTTTGTTTTTTCTTAAAAGGAACAAAAATATTGTTTGCAACAAATAAATCAAACTGAAAACTCATGCATATATTTTATAATAACAGTACAAAATATCAACTACCTAAAATGTAAAAAGTTCAACAAAATGAATATGTTGCACACATTGCGGAGGATTATGTGCTTTGTGAGCGACCTAATTCATAGGCATCTGCTTGAGCTTGAGTAACTACAGTAGGTTTTGACAATTGTGCTGCTTTTCTCTTTTTAGCATCTTGAATTTTCTTTTGTGTAGCAGGACTAGCTGGCGCATTAGGATTAACTGGAGCAGTTGGAGCCATAGCATCTTCCGAAAACAAATAACCAGTCAAATACTTGTTGATTAAAGTATCAAAAGATTCATTATGAGATGAATCTTTTTCAGAAGGTCTATGATATTTTTTCCTATTTCTATGTATTTGGTGTGTGTTTCTATTTCCGAATGCTATAGTTTTTTGGAATTTTTTGTCTCCAACAGTTATTTTACTTTTTTCTGTTGCTGTTGGTTTTGGTTTTTTACCTTCTGTTTGAAGAGATTCTTTAAGTTTCTTTTTCTTTTTCTTTTTGTTTTTTGTTTTACCTACTTCTGCTTTATTTAAAGCAGCAGCTACTGACTGATCATGAGGATGACCAGATTTTTCCATTTCTTTTATATTTTTTCCTATATTCTTCTTTCCGGGTAATAGTGGCATAAAAATATTTAGTTAAAAGTTAAATGGTTGGGGCTTTTTTGTTGTATCTTCTGTATAAGATTTTATAACTTCTTCTATTGCTGGTAAACCTGATTTAGCATCTGCTGAACTTGAAGCTTTATTTAATTTATCTATAATTTGCTTTAAATTTATATGATCGTTTAAATTTAAACCATCTGCTTGAAAAGCTTGTTTAAATACATTTATAAGATTTTTAGACATATTAAACAATTCTTCCTCTGCCATTTCTACTTGACTTCCCATTTTTTTTCCTACTTTTTCAACTTCTGAAGAAATTTCAGAAGGATCTGGCTGATTAGCATTGTCTTGTTCAGGTTGAGCACCCCCTTGTTGTTGATTTTGCTGCTGGTCTTGCTCTAATAACATGAACTTTCTTCTTATAAAGACATCGAATTTCATAAGATTATTTATACAATACTAGTTTAGTTTTTGGATTATTTTTAATCCTTTCAGTTATTTCTTTTAAATCATTTTTTTGGCAAAACTGGTTAATTTTTTTAAAATTTAAGGGTTTTTTATTTTCTGCCAAACATTTTAATCTATAAATTAGATTTTGATCTAATAAAATTGGTATTTCTTCTATTTCAAATAGATTAAGATTTAATAATTTTGAAATTTTATTTATATAAATATCAAAATTTATATCTTTTTTATACAAAAATATATTATTATAGTTTTGATTTATTGTTTCTAATATATTTTTTATTATAAAATGATTTGTTATTTTTTTATAATCTCTGTGTTTATAATATAAATCTATTAAATTATTCTCATAAAGAAAATTACTTACATCTATAACGATTTTTTCATTAATAAGTTTATTTAGATTTATTAAATTTAAATTATAAATATTACAAATATCAAAATCCATATTTAATTATAACATTTTATAATTTTATGTCAAGTTAAATTTTAACTTTTCCTAAACGTAAATTTATAATCCCATTGTAGTAGTCTTCTTTTAATAGTACTTCTCTATCAAATTGTTCTTTTGCTTCGTAATATGCTAATTGACTCTTATTAAAGCAAAATCTTAGTATTTCAAATTTAAATTTTTCTTTTCCTAATTTTTGCATGTCGTTAACTAGTTCATTGGAACTACTTGCGTAAGTCTTCCAATCCGATTCTACAAATTCTATTCTTTTTCTCTTTTTGCCTTTTAAAGGTGGTCTGGTTCTTTTTGAAACCATTTGTTTTTTACCAATATATTTTTTACCGCTTTCTAAATTAGTAATCATGTATATGAAACCATATGCGGTTTCTGGGACTGTTAAGGTGGTAGTCCAATGTCCTAAATCATTCATTCAACTACTTAACTCTTCTTTTTCTTTTTTCTATTTACATTTGGACGCTTTTGTATTGTACCAAAAGTTGAATGAGGCGTTCTAGGATCTTTATATCCGTAAGCTCTATCATCAGATACTCCAACTGCACCTCCTGTAGAACCTATTTCTACTCCATTAGTTGGTGAACCAAAGACACTTCCAGATCCACCTGCTACCATAGATTCCATCAATTTATTATATAATAAATCAAAATTGTTCATTGAATTTATTTATCTTTATTATATAATATATACATGGAAATCTTGAAAAGATACATATCAGAGATAAGTAAAGAGCTTGAAATTAATGAAATGAATTTAAAAGAATCTTCTATGCGTGCTCCAGCTAGGAAGCATTTTTGGGCTTCTAAACTTATAAATCATAAGATTGAATTAAATACTTTAGTTAAATCTAAAAATAATTTAGTTAAATCTTTAATTACTAAAGCGGAAGCAGCTAGTCCAGTAGTCTTATCTAAAATTAATTTAGAGAAAACCGTAGAATCTACTGACGAAGTCAAAGCAATTAATGAACAAATAAAAGAAATTGAATATATTGTAGAATACTTAGAAAAAGTAGAAAAAGTTTATTCTAGTTTAACTTATGATATTAAAAATATGATTCAAATGACTTCTATGGAGCAATTATAATGATAAATTTATCTGTTGATTTTGATATAAAGAAAAATAAAGCTATTCTCTCTGGAGATAAATTCAGTGAGATTAGAGAATATTTTTCTGTACAAAATCCAGCAGCAAAATATAATAGATCATTTTACACACAAAAAAGACTATATGCAATAGCTCCAAATGGAACATTTGATATAGGAATGATTGGTGAAATACTTTCTTTTTTAGAAGAAAAAAAATACAAATATAATATAAAATACTCTAAAGAAGCTTTATCTGAATTAAATCCTAAATTGGAAAAACCTTTAATAAAAAGGTTATCTATAAATCTAAGAGATTACCAAGAAGATACAGTAAATCGTTGTTTGTCCTCTGGAAGAGGAGTTTGCGTTTTAGGAACGGGAGCAGGAAAAACATTAACAATTGCTTCTTTAATAGATAATTTTTATTTGTATTCTAAAAATACTAAAACTTTTAAATGTTTAATTATTGTTCCTGATTTAGGTTTGGTTAATCAAACCTATACGGATTTTTTAGAATATAATGTAAGCTTTAGTGTTACCAGATGGACTGGTAAATTAGTACCAGATCTTGATGCAAATGTTATAATTGCAAATGCAGATATTTTACTTAGCAGATTCCAAGAAAATGACTGGATTAAAGATGTGGATTTATTAATTGTTGATGAAGCACATGGAATTAAGAAAAATAATAAATCATCTAAGTTGATAGAAAAAATAAAAACACCAAATAAATTTGGTTTTACAGGGACATTACCAGATGATAATTTAGATAAGTGGAATGTTCTTGGTAAGATTGGACCAGTTTTAATTAAAAAATCTTCACACGAATTAAGAGAAGAGAAATTTTTGACTAATGTTAATGTCAAAATAATAAAATTGGATTATATTAATAATAAACCAATAAAAGTAAAAGGAAGTTTAGATCCTACAGAAAATTACAGAAATGAATTACAATTTTTATCTTATAATTCATTTAGAAATAAGATAATTCAAACTACATGCAATAATTTTAGAAATAATGTTTTAATTTTATTGAATAATATTGATCATGGACAACATTTATATGATTTATTATCACAAAATTTAAAACATAAACAAGTATTTTTTATTCGAGGTGAAGTAGAAGTAGAAGAAAGAGATAAAGTAAAAGAGATAATGGAAAACAATAATAATGTTGTTTGTATTGCAATAAGTTCTATTTTTTCTACTGGTGTAAATATTAAAAATTTACATATGATTTTATTTGCAGCAGGAGGGAAAAGTTTTATTAGAACCGTACAAAGTATTGGTAGAGGTTTACGTTTAAATCAAAATAAAGAAGAATTAGTGATTATTGATATTGCTGATAAATTAGAATACGGGATAGAACATTCCAACAAAAGAAAAGAAATATATAATAACGAAAAAATAATGTATTCTGAATACACAATTACAGAAACTTAATTATTATATATTGATTTTAATTATACATAATGTATAATATATAATGAATGGAAAATAAAACAAAAACAAAAACAAATAAAGAACAATTTTATGTAAATCCAATTGAATTTAAAAAACAAATTGAAGTTTTTTATGAAACTGAAGTTTGTACAGACTATTTAGGAGATTGTTTAAATAAAATAGCAGAAGGTTTGGGGTATAGTCCAAAATTTATAAATTATTCCTATAAAGAAGATATGATAGGAGATGCACTTATAAAAATGTTTAGTGCTTTAAAACGAAAAAAATTTGATGTTAAAAGTGAAACTTCTCCATTCGGATATTTCACAACGATTGCTTTCCATGCCTTTATAAATCGTATTAAGAAAGAAAAAAAGCATCACGACACTTTGACTGAGTTTAAACAAAGAAAGTATGAAGAAATTCTTTCGACTACGGAAGGACATGTTTATGTAAAGCCAATACTGGATTCTACTTGTGAAGAAGACCCATATTATGATTGATTTTTTTGAAAATTGGTGTATGATAACAGGATGTTCAGGTCTTCTAATGTAGCTATATTTTCCGATATTCATATCGGGGTGCATCAAAATTCAAAATATTGGCATGATATATCTTGGGAATGGGCAAACTGGTTTATTCAGGATATTAAGAGCAAGGGTATACAGGATATCATCTTTTGTGGAGATTACTTTCACACAAGAGATGAGGTTTCTGTAGATTCTTTACATTTTGGGACTAAGCTTCTAGAACTTTTTAAAGATTTTAATTTAATCATGATTGTTGGTAATCATGATTGTTTTTTGAAAGATTCTTCTGAAGTAAATTCTATTTCTCCGTACAAGAATTGGTCTAACATTACAGTTGTAGATACTCCATTAACTGTAGAATACGATGCGGGATACGAAAAGAAAAAGATTAATTTTATTCCTTGGGGAGTAAAATTAGAAAATATACCAGAAGCAGATTATACTTTTGGTCATTTTGAAATTAGTTTATTTCGAATGAATAGTTTTGCTTTGTGTGATGATGGTATTGAAGCTTCTGATATTTTAGACAAATCAAAAGTCGTTGTATCAGGTCATTTTCATTTGAAAGATACAAAAACATATAATAATGGAAAAATTGTATATGTAGGAAATCCTTTTCAGATGGATTTTAACGATGCTGGTTCCCAAAAGGGTTATTACATAATGGGATTGGAAACTGGTGAAATGAATTTTACGGAGAATAAAATTTCACCAAAACATCATAATGTAAATCTTTCATTTTTGATTTCGGAAAAGACTATCACTCAAAAAGTAAAAGATATATTTAAAAATAATCTAGTTAAACTTCGTATTGACAGAAGAGTCACTCCAGAAGATTTAGAGTTCTTAATTGCTAAATTTAAAACATTACAACCAACTCAATTAAACATTGAGTATGAAGGAAATAAGTCTGATTATGATCTGGATGAAGAGAAGCAAGATTTTTCTGGAATTGATGTACAACAAGCAATTATAGAATTTATAGATTTGCTCGATGTTAATAATAAAAAAGAATTAATTAACTACACTGTAGAATTGTATCAAAAATCATTATAATGAAAAAAATAAATTTCAATAAGATAAGCATTAAGAATTTTCTTTCTTTTGGTGAAGAACCAGTTGAATTGGAATTCAAGAAAGGACTCCATATTATAACTGGAATTAATAGAGACAAATCTGATCGTCAAAATGCAATTGGAAAATCTGCTTTGTTGGAGTCTTTATATTTTTCTATATTCGGAACAACCATCCGTGAACTAAAGAAAGATTTAATTGCGAACACATACACAAGCGGTGCGTGTGAAGTTGTATTAGATTTCGATGTAATTACAGAAACTAATAAAGATTCATTTAAAGTCGTCAGAACTTTGAATCCTTCTAAATTATATCTTTATAAAAATGGAACAGACATAACTAGAGACAGTATCAAGAATACTGAGGAATACTTACATACTCTTATTAATGCTTCCCCTAGCATTTTTCAGAATTGTGTAATCATGACTTTGAATGATAATGTTCCATTCATGGCAAAGTCTAAAGTAGATAAGAGAAAATTTATTGAAGGTATTTTTAATTTGGATGTGTTTAGTAGAATGTTATCTACAGTAAGAGATAATTATACTAAAGTTAAAAGAGATTATGAGATCGAGTTAACCAAAATGGAAGATTCGGAAAGAACTTTAAATTCTTTAACTACACAAAAAGATAATATTTTGGATAACAGAAAGAAAAAAATTTCTGTATATGAACAAAGAAAAGTGGATAATCTTTCTGAAAAAAATAAACTAACAGAAGAATTTGATAAGCAAATCACAGAAGATGTAGAACAAATTAAAGAAAAGATTAAAGAGTTTAAAGCTACTAAAATTAAAGTAGAATCTTTGATTACTTCTTTAAGTGAGGAGAAGTTTCAACTCAAAGCAAATATAAATCAAAATCAAGGAGTTCTTCCAAAGATTGGAGTTAAAGGAGAGAAATGTCCTACATGTTTGCGTCCTGTTAAGGATCACGATAAAGATCTAATAAAGGAAGAGAAAGATAGGATTGTCGCAATAATCGAATTTGAACAAGCTGCTGTTCTTGAATTGGAAAATAAAATAGAAAAGCATAAAAGCAATAAGGAAAAAATAGAATTTGCGATTGATAAATTAAATAAAAAAATTAATCAATATGCTGTTAATGAACAGAAAAGAAAAAATATTAAAGAAAGAATTAAACAATTAGATGGATGGCTATCTCAATTAGATGGAGATATCAAAGAATTGAAATCAACTACAACTGAAGTTGATTCTATTATAGTAGAGCATATATCTTCATTAGAATCTTTGAAAGAATCTGTTTTATCATTAAAAAATAACATGAATATTATGGATACAGTAAAATTTATTGTATCTGAAGAAGGAGTGAAATCTTATATTGTTAAAAAAATATTAGCATTATTCAATGATAGAATTCGATATTATTTGTCTAAATTAGATGCTAATTGTATTTGTAATTTTGATGAATATTTCGAGGAACAGATAATAAACGAAAAGAATAAATTATGTAGTTATTTTAATTTTTCTGGTGCAGAAAGAAAGTCTATTGATTTTAGTTGTATGTTTTCGTTTATGGATATGCGTAGGTTACAAGGGGATGTCACTTACAACATTGCTATCTATGACGAATTATTGGATACATGCGTAGACCAAAAAGGAATGGGATTAGTTTTGGATATAATCAAAGAAAGAATAGAAAAATATGATGAATGCGTTTTGGTTATTTCACACAGAAAAGAAAATATAAAAGAAGCAACAGGTGATATAATTTTCTTGGAAAAGAAAAATAATTTAACAAAAAGAATTAATTACAATCCATTTGCTTGACATTATACGGTGTAATTGTAATTAATTTTAATGTTTAATGTATTTACACCACCAACACCGTTTTCTTCAGTAAAACAAGTCACTCCACCTGTACCACAGCAGAAGCAACAAGAGCAACCATCTGAAGTAAGTTTACCTAGAGTAGTACAATTCGGAGCAGATTTAAGTGGATGTGGGTTATACAGATTAGGATGGGTTTCCCATCTTCTTAATTATCAGGGACACATGATGGTTACTGATACTACAGTAATGGTCTTAGATCCAAGGTGGTATGTAAATGTTAAAGCAATTAGATTACAAAGACAAGCAACTCCCGCCCAATTACAGTTTGTTAAATTTTTAAAAGAAGTTCAAAAAGAACATAAATTTAGAATCATTTATGAAGTTGATGATGTAGTATTTAGAGAAGATATACCAGATTATAATAAATTCAAAACAGCATTCGTTTCAGACGAAATAAGAAATACTGTTCAAAGTATTATTGAGTTATGTGATGAAGTTACGGTTACTTGTGATTACATGAGAGATTTGTATGAATTAAGAACAGGTAAAAAAGAAATCACAGTTATTCCAAATTTCCCAGCAAAATGGTGGATAGGAAATTATTTTGATCCAAATAGGATAAATCATTTGTATGATAAAAATAAAAAGAAACCTCGTTTGTTATATGCTGGTAGTGGTGCTCATTTTGATGTGGAAAATAGAGTCGGCCAAAAAGACGATTTCGAACATGTTATCAAATCTATCATAGATAGTAGACATAAATATCAATGGGTATTTATTGGTGCATTCCCATTAGCATTACGCCCATATATCCAAAATGGGGAGATTGAATTCCATCAATGGCAAAGGTTATATGATTATCCTGCTAAAATTCATGAACTTGGAGTACAAATGATGGTAGCACCATTACAAGACAATTCATTTAATAGATCTAAAAGTGATCTGAAATACATCGAAGCATGTGCATATGGGTTGCCTGTAGCATGTCAGGACATGGTTACCTATAAAGATGCTGAAATTAAGTTCAAGACTGGAGATGAAATGATGTATAAAATCGAAGAAGAACTTCGTAGGACTGGACACTATAAAAATAGTGTATATAAGAGAAGAAAAGTAGCAGAAGATAGATTTTTAGAATTAGATAAAAATTTAGGTTGTTACCAAGAATTATTCACTTTACCATACAAAGATCCAAAAAGAGTGAATTTGAGGAGATACAATCCTTGATTTTTGTAAAAATTTATGCTACCATTTTTATATGGTAGGATATAGAAATGCTGTTTATAATTACAAAGACCAAGTAGTAGAAATACATACATGGGATAAAAAGGGGGAGCGCATAGTAACTTCGGTTCCATGCCTTCCCTATTTTTATTATGAAGACATCACTGGTGACGATACTAGTATTTTTAATACTTGCTTAAGAAAAAAAGAATTCAATAATTATTTTGATAAAACAAAATACTTAAAAGAAAGAGGACTTAAACAAGTATTTGATAATTATAGTCCAGTTCAGCAAGCATTGATTGACATGTACTGGCAATATAATGACAATGAAGATTTTTCTAAATTTCCATTAAAGATATTTTTTATTGACATTGAAGCAGTTGGAAAAGGGGCTTTTTCAACACCAGAAAATGCTGATGTTGAAATTAATGTAATTACTGTATATGATTCAATAAAAAAACGATTTAAAGTATGGGGTAATCAACAATTTGCTACAACAGAAGACGATGTAGATTATTATTTTTGCATTACTGAAGAAGAGTTATTATCTAGGTTTATTTATTATATTAAAAATAATACTCCTGATATTTTATCTGGCTGGAATAGTGATAGATATGACATTCCTTATATCATAAATAGAATTGTAAAAATTCTTGGGGAAAAAGAAGCAGATTTATTATCTCCGTATGGAAGAAGATATGTCAGAGGATTTAATGGTAAATTTGGTAAAAAAGAAATTGTCCATCGTTTAGATGGAATTTCTTGTGTCGATTACATGGACATTTACAAAAAATTTTGTCCCGTTAATCGAGAAAGTTATAAATTAGATTATATTGGACAAGTTGAATTAGAACAAAACAAACTTGATTATGGAGATCAGAGTTTATACGAATTTATGATTAACGATTGGGAAACTTTTGTTAATTATAACATACAAGACGTTCGTCTTTTAGTGCGGTTAGAAGAGAAATTGAAATATGTAGAATTATTACGAATGTTATCCTATATTGGATGCACAACATTTGAGTCAGCATTAGGTACAGTTAGCGTTGTAACGGGTGCTGCTGCTGTAGAGGCTAGAAAACGTAACCAGAGGCTTTCTACGTGGTTGGTGGATGACGATGATAGACAATTCGAAGGCGGGCATGTTTCTGTTCCATTAGCAGGGCATCATAGTTCTATTATTAGTTTCGATGCAAATTCATTGTATCCAAATACAATGATTACTTTAAATGCATCACCGGAAACTAAAGTAGGAAGAATTATAGCAGTTGATAAAGATAGAGTTTCTATTAGAAATATTGATGGGATTGTTTTGGATATGACAAAACAAGAATTTAAAAATTTTATTTTAAAAGAAAAAATTGCTATATCAAAAGCTAAAATACTTTTTACTCAAAAGAAAAAGGGAATTATGTCTGATATGGTTGATATGTTTTATAAAAAACGTGTCAAAACTAGAGCAGAAGCTAAAACTTTAAAACAAACTAAAAGTAGAGCTAAGGATGTCAAACTTAAAATAGAACAATTAGATACTAAACAACAAGCTATTAAGATTTTCATTAATAGTGTATACGGAGTATTTGGAAATGATTATTGTCCAGTAAAAGATAAAGACATTGCAGAGTCAATTACTTTGACTGGTCAAGCAGTAGCTAAACAAGCTAGAGAAATTTTTAAAAAGTTTGTAACGAAAGAAACCGGGATTACAGATGAAGTTGAATTAGAGAAAGGTCTAATTGCTGGTGATACAGATTCTGTTTACTTATCATTGTTTCAATTAGTTGAAAACTTCACAAAAGATGGAAAAATAACTGAAGAAACATTTGAAGTTGCTAATAGATTAGAAAAATTTTTGAATGAAGAGATTAAATCATGGGCAATCAAAACTTTAAATACATCTGATTGTAGATTTGAATTTAAAAGAGAAACCTTGTGTGATTATGGAATTTTCTTGGAAAAGAAAAGGTATGTATTGCACATGCTTGATAAAGAAGGATTTGCTCCTGAAGACCCTTGGAAATATACCGGGGTTGAAGTAGTAAGTACCAAGATGCCAAAGGCAGTAAAACCATATGTAAAAAACATAATAGAAACATTAATCATGACAAAGTCTGAATCAGAGACCAACAAAATATTTTTGGAGGCATATGAAAAGTTTTTGTCTATGTCTGTTGAAGATATTTCTCAAGTTTCTGGGATTAGAAATTTGGAAAAATACGAATTACAATGTGATGGATTTACTACATGCAAGGGTATGCCTTGGCATGTTAAGGCAGCTTATTATTACAATTTATTACTAGAAGAATTATCAATTTCTCACAAATATGAAAAAATTTCTAGTGGAGATAAAATGAAATTATTTTATGTAGAGACTCCAAATAAATATGGAATAAAAGTAATTGCTTTTAAAAATAGATATCCAGTAGAATTTTATCAAATTTTTAAACCAAATATGTTTGAAATGTTTGAAAAGGATATGTATAAATGTATTGAGAGATTTTATAAAATAATGAATTGGGTTCCTAGAAAGCCTACAGAACAATTAATGTGTACATTAGATGAATTATTATCTTGATTTTTAAAATTAATATGTTACTATATTAAAGTATATGAAAAATATTACATTTATCGATTCAATTGGTAGAACAATCTTAGCAGAGGAAGTCAGTCAAACTGATACCACCTTAGTGGTTAAGAATCCTGCTATGATTAATGTTGCACAAGCCCAGAACGGGCAATTACAAGTTCAATTAATTCCTTTGTTCTTTGCAGAATTTATCGACTCTGCAACAAGAGGAGATGGCACATTATGGACTTATAATAGAAATGGAATTACTCTTGGTGAAGTTATTGTTGATGGAAGATTAGTAGAACAATATTCTAGAGTATTTGGGGCAGTGGCTTCTGCTCCACAAGAAGCAAGTGGTGAATCAGTGATAAAGTTGTTTGACGAATAATAGTTGTAATTAGACTCTTGCTAAAAACCCTTCCTAATAGGAAGGGTTTTTTCTTGCTTTTATATTTAAGTATGATATAATAAAAATAATTATGGACAAAGATTTAATTAAAGCGTTAGAGGTTTTAGACGAAAATAATCCTTATGCAACTTTCTTAAATAATTCTAGTTTAAGTCGAGTTGATAAATGGTTCAGCACAGGAAGTTATATGCTTGATGCGTTGATTAGCGGTAAATTTGTAGGAGGAGGTATTCCCAGCGGAAGATTGACCATGTTGTATGGAGAAAGTATGACATATAAATCTTCTATTGTACAAAAGGTATTAGCAAATGCACAGAAAGCCGGACTCACTCCAGTAATTTTTGATACTGAAAATGCTATTGATAATGAAGGAGCATTAAGACTTGGTTTAGATACATCAAAAGTAAAATATATACCAACCTTTAATATTGAAAAATGTAGAAATGATATATTTAAATTTTTAAATGTAGTAAAAGAAAAGGGATTAGAAGGTAAATTTATTATTGCAGTAGATTCTCTTGGTAACTTACAAAGTGCTATGGAAACTACTCGCATGGAAAAAGATTCTACCAGTATGGATATGGGTAGCAGAGCAAGAGCAATTGGATCTTTATTGACCACTTGCACCCAGTTAGCTGGTCTTACCAAGACTCCTATTATTATGACAAATCATTTGTATGATAATCCCGGTGATTTACATCCTACCTTGGTCAAAAACATGCCCGGAGGAAAAAAATGTGTATATTTGCCTTCTGTTGCGGTTCAATTGATGCGTAAACCAGTTAAAGCTGATGCTGTTAAAGGTAATTCAGGAGAACTTGCTGCTGGTCAGAGAAACTATGTTGGTATTGTTATTAGAGCTTTGACGGCAAAGAATAGGTTTATTAAACAATATTTAGAAGGTGAGATGTTTATCTCATTTTCTAATGGTGCGGATAAATATCATGGGTTACTTGATCTTGCAGTTGAACTTGGTGTTATCCAGCAATCTGGAGCAACTTATTCGATTGATGGGGAAAAGCTAGGATATGCCAAGTCTTTTGCAGAAAATTCAGAGTTTTGGGAAAATAGAATCATTCCTTTGATGCAAAAGAAAATTGATGTAAACTGGGCATATTCTTCAGAACAAGATAAAGAAATTAAACAAATGGAAGCAGAAGCAAGTTTAGAAGGAGGTGATGAAGAGTGACATTAAATGAAGTTTCAAATGCAATTTTTACAGAATTAGCAGGTTGTAGTAAACCAGTAGCAGTCCATTCAGAAAATAATGTATTAATTGTTAAAGTTGGAGAAGCTGATACTAGAATTATGAATTGGCAATCGATGTCTGTAGCATCGATCTTAGATATAGCTAAAAGCTTAGTTCTGAAAGAAAATTATAAAGGTAACGTATTGTTACATGGTTAATAAAAAAGCCCCCTAGTTAGGGGGCTTTTTAGTTTTTAGTATATTCTGTACTTTTCTTCGTATTTAAATTGATGTTGTTTCTTTTTAATAAAATTTTCTCTTAAAAGTCTATTGACTGCTGTTGGTGATAATTTAGCTGATTCTTTTTTGATTGATCCCTTGTCAGGGGTTTTTGATCTTTGTAGATCTTTTTTAGCAATTTCTGGATTAAAGACCATTTTTTTCTTTTCACAACCACAAGTATCTACTTCTTCTGCATCTTCTTCTGTGTGTTCTTCGTCTTCAGAATCTTCTTGAAAAGAAGCAGAAGGAACAGGTGCTACCGGAGCAGAATTTTCTGTGGATGAAGCAGTGAAATTTATAGAAATTGGTGAACTTTCTTCCGGTTCACTGTAAGTAGGATCTACCGCATTGGTTGATTGGAATGTGCTTGTATAAGAAGCTTTTAATTCAGGAGTAAATTTTCCTCTTGTAACAGCATCAGAAGATGCAATACTCATTATATATTCATCAGAAACCTTACTAATATCCATTTTATCACCCTTTTCACGTCTAATTATGTTGGAAATTTTATCCACAACATGGTTGGGGGAATATCCTAAAGATAAGCGATCAAACATTCTTCCTATTCTTTCTTTTAGCTTATCATTATGTAATCTTCCTTCTTCTAAGATCTCATAATTGTTCCAACCCGGTCTTTTTAATATACTCATGTTAATTATTTATTGATTTTAGTTTCTTTTTTGGTATAATACTATAATGAATCCTAAAGTTGTTATTGTTTCTTGTACAAGAAAATTACAAGAAGAAGCTAAAACTTTACCATTATATAGATCTTGGCTTGATGGACTTAATACCCCTAATTATAAATTAGATATTGTCTGGAATAATATAGATGGTATGCCAGTTGTCTATAATAGAAAAATTGAACAATATAAAGATTCTGATATAGAATTTTTAGTTTGTGTTCACGACGATGTTTATATTGATGATCTTAAATTATATGAAAAATTAAAGACGGCAAAAGACAAATTAGCCTATGATATAGTTGGATTGGCAGGTGGCTTAAATCCAAAGTTGACAAACCCAGCATTGTGGCATATAATGACAGAAAGAAACCAGCAAAGAGGAGAAGTAGCACATCCTGCTGGTAACAATAATCAGACTATGACCACAGCATTTGGCCCTACTCCATCTAGAATTGCTATAGCTGATGGATTGTTTTTAGCCCTACATCTACCTTCTATTCTAAAAACAAATTGGAAATTTAATGAAAATTATACTTTTCATCATTATGATATTTCAAGTTGTATAGATGCTAATAGGGCTAAATTAAGATTGGGTGTTTATCCAATTCATGTAATACATAGTTCACCGGGGTTACTATCTATTCATGATAAAGAGTGGGCGAAAAGTAACGAAAAATTCTTGAAAGAATATGCGGAATAGATTTTTCATATTTATGTGATAAATCATATAAATGGAAAATGAATTAGAAAAAAATGAACTAAATCATAATTTTTTATGTTTTTGTAGTTTTTTATGTATTATAAATAACAAAAAATTAAATCTACCAAATATTTTTTTATTGGTATTAAAAAATGAAACATATAAAAGTTTATTAAAATATCTATTGACAATAGACAATGATTATGATTTGCTAAAGTTTTTTATAGACTACGATTATACTATATCAAAAAGTAAATATATTTCAAAATATTTAAACTCTAATCAAGGAACTAAAATAAAGAAAAATGTGTACGGATTTAGAAAAGATAATATACAACGAGTTTCTAAAAGAATTAAGAAAAGCAAAAAATCTTCCGTTCAAGCCAAGAAAAAACTTTCAGAAAATAAACGAAAAAACGAAACTGTGTCTTCAAAAATTGTCTAATTTTTTTATTAATAATAAGTCTGTTAATATTGCAGATTATTTTAAAGCTCCATATTTTGTATACCCAAAAAATGAATTTTTTGATTTGAGTTTTTTCGTTTCACAAAAAGCTAAGAGTGTTTATAAAATTTTCGAAGAATCAAAAAAAGAAAAAACTGTTGACATACCAAAATAATATGCTATTATTAAGCCCATAAGAATATAAATTATATTTTTAACTAACTAACTAACTAACTAACTAACTAACTAACTAACTAACTAACTAACTAACTAACTAACTAACTAACTAAATTATGTATAATTCATCATTATTTGAATCAATTAAAGAAGCTTTGAACAAAAGCGAAAAATCCGGTGGAAATCCTTTATATAAAGAAATTTTAAAATTTAAAGCAGGTAATACTTATGTATTACGTTTGCTTCCAAATATCGCAGATCCAAGTAAAACTTTTTTTCATTACTTCCAACATGGTTGGAATAGTTTTGCAACAGGTGAATATGTTTCAGCATTGAGCTTGCAAACAATTGGCAAGCCAGATCCAATTGGAATTGAAACCTTTAGAATTAAGAAAACTGGAACAGAAGAAGAAAAGAAAAAGGTGCAAGCAGTTAAGTGGCAAGAACAATGGTATGTAAATGTATATGTTGTTGATGATCCGGTTACACCAGCAAACAACGGAACAGTTAAAATTTTTAGATTTGGTAAGAAATTAAACAATATCATCGAATCTGCTATTAGTGGTGATGATTCAGATGAATTTGGTGCTAAAGTGTTTGATTTGTCTAAAGATGGAGTCAATTTTAAATTAAAAGTTGAAAAACAGGGTGATTATATTGCTTATGATAGTAGCAGATTTACATCTCCAGTAAGTTTAAATCTTTCTGAAGAAAAGATGGAACAAATCTATAATAGTGTTCATGATTTGACTGCGGTAAATCAAATTAAATCAGAGCAAGAATTAATGGATATGTGGCTCAAGCATTTTGTTGTTAAAGAAACATTTGAAATTAAAACACAAGCTAAATCTCCAGTTAGTTCTGTAGTAGATGATGATGATTCTGATCCAACAAAAGAACTATCTGATGAGATGGTTAATGAATTATTAAAAGGATACGATCAATAATTTAAATTACATTTCTTAATAGAAGAAGCCCATGAGACTTGAATCTCATGGGCTTCTTTGTAAGTAATAATATGATTGATCCTCTTTTAGAAAATGTAAATTTTAATCAAAATATAGATCCAGCAGAATTACAAAAAACTTTATTGGGGTTTTTAGGGCAAACATATTCAGAAATATCAAGATATGATAATAATTTGGTATCTACAAATCAATTTTTAGCTCCAAAAAAACACGAATTTCAAAGAACCGCAGAACAAGTTTTAAGAGAGGTTTCAGGAACACAACCACAGCAAATCAATCCAGTACCATCTAATCAATATGAATTAGACCCAAGACCTTATATTGATTATAAAAATCAAGCATCTCCACCTTCTCCGTATGATCCAAATCAAATGGAATTTAATTTTGATAACAGTGTAACTGCAAAATCAATTGATGTTAAATTGAATAACATTGAAAAATCAATAAAAAAGCTGGACACAATGCTACAAAAAATGGTATCATATATTGAAAGCCATGATAATAAAAATATTAAACAAGAATAATTTCATTCAAAAATTTTTAACGCCAATTTCTAAGATAAATGAATTATGTTCATTAACTTTAGAAAATAATTCCATTTATAATATAAACAGAACTTCTGATACAAATTTTAGTTTATATGCAAAAACTGATGATATTTCTTATGAAGGAGTTAAAAGAGTTATAAGTTTTTCGGATATCAAAAGATTTATTAAAATCTTAGATTGTATTCCTTTAGATTCTAACATAGAACTTATTTTAAATGAGAACAATATTGAGTTTGCCTCTCATTCTACAAAATTTAAGTTTCATTTAATTGATGATAATATTGTTAGAGGACCAGCATTTAATATAGATAAAATAAATTCATTACAATTTAATAGTGAATTTACTTTTAATTACAATTCTTACATGAATTTGCTTAAAAGTAGTACATTTATTGTTGATAGTAGTAAAATTTATTTTTCTAATGAAGGTGAAAATGTTACAGCAGAATTAAATGATAAGACAAAATCAAATATAGATGTATATTCTACATTTATATCTAATACATTTATTGGAGACAATATTAAAAAGCCAATTGGATTTGATTTTGACTTATTTAAAAATATATCTTTTCCCAAAAATGGAGAAATAACAATTAAGTTAAATACTGATATAGGTTTTATTTCTTTTGAAATAAAGGATGGTAATTATATATTGAAATATACCACAACAGCAAAAGCAAATTAATATGAATTTAAACAAAAGACAACAAAATAAAATAAAAACACCGGGATATTTTATTAAAAGACTTAGAGATAATAAGTATGGTGTATTGCGTATATTCCAACAATATGGAATACATGATCATCGTAGATGGACAGTTTTAATTGATCCGGGTGGATATTCAATTTTTGTTACGTGTTATAATAATAAAAATTTTAATGATGAAATTATGTTTGAATTTAATGATGGGAATAATTTCTTTCCGAAGAATTTTTCCATTAGTACAGAATCAATAGAGGTTATAATTCAACTATTGATTGATAAAGGAGTTCCCACTATAAACGACAGCAATAAATTTTTTAAGGAAAAACAAAATGGAAAATAAAGACGATTCAGCAAAACCAAAAAAGAAAAAAACTTCTATTAAGAATGATCCAAAATCAATGGAAGTTAAACAAATTACATTTAAACCAATTACTGCTGATAGTCTCACTTCTGAACAAATTAGAAGATTATTAAAAGAAGTTATGTTAGAAAGTGCATATGAAACTAAAATGAGATCTACTACAGAAGTAGATGCATTAATTCATGTGATGGAAGAGTTTCTACGTTCTTTTATTGTTATTGGTTATAATATGAAAAATGAACCAATAGTAATTACTAATGCTAAATCACAATTAGATGCAGATGCATTGTATACTTCATTAGCAAGATTATTCTTATCAATTAATCATAATGGAGGTGTATAGTGAAACCCATAAAAGGAAATGCATATGCCGTAGGAACAGGTCTTTATGTTGGTGAAATATTTGTTTTTGTTGATGAAACAAATGATGAATATAATTTTATTTCAATACCTAAAAATGTAAATAGAAGTGTTCCTAAAGATAAGTTTATACTAGGAATAGAATCTAAAATACTAGATGATGTTGGTCCATTAGATAAAAAAGTATTTGCTTTATTAGAAAAACAATTTGTTTTTAACTTAAATTTGATTAAATAAAATTATGGATATAGTAAGACCAATTCAAATCACGTCACCAATTAGTGGAAGACCTTCAGTACCAAAGATTCAGGAAAGACAATATGGAGATAAAATTTATGTAGAAGCATATTGGTATGACCCAGCATCAGGTGCTTTGATTCGTAAAGGTATGGTAAAAATTCTTGATGCAAATACAAAAGAAGATATTACTGGTCAATGTAAATAATTATTGATATTTCAAACAAATTCTGTTATCATCATGATATGATTTTACCAGAAGATTACATAGTAGAAAAATTCTATCAATATGTAGGTAAACCAACTAAAAATCGCTACAATAACACATATCAAGGTTCATGTCCAATGTGTAGAGAAGGTAGTAGTTGGTTAAAGAAAAAAAGATTTTATTTCATACCAGAAAATAATAATGTATTTTGTCATAACTGCGGTTATAGCAAAACTCCATTACAATGGATTTCCGAAATTGCTAATATAAGCATTTCGGAAATTTTTTTGGAATCAAAGCAATCATATAAGTTTTCTAAATCACAAGAAGAAGAAAAACCTAAATTGATTGTTGATACTTTACCAAAAGATTGCATTAATTTGTATGACAATCTTCAATTAAATTATTATAAAAATAATAATACAGTTAATAAAGTATTAAAATTTATAGAAGATAGAAGATTATTAAATTCTGTTAATAAACCTAAAGCACTTTATTTTTCTTTAGTAGATAAAGTGCATAAAAATAGGTTAATTATTCCTTTTTATGATGTTGATGGAAAAATAGTTTATTATCAAAGTAGAACAGTATTAGAGGCAGATAATTTATGTAAACCTCGTTATTTGTCTAAAATAAATAGTGAAAAAACTATTTTTAATATTGATAAAGTAGATCCGAATTACGATACTATTTTTATTTTTGAAGGACCAATCAATTCATGTTTTGTTAAAAACGGAGTTGCTATTGGAGGAATTCAAGAAAATTCATATCAATTGTTTACTAATAAACAGCAACAACAAATCGATAAATTTCCTTTTCATAAGAAAATTTGGGTATTAGATTCCCAAATTAAAGATTCAGCAGCAGCAAAAAAGACTCAAAAGTTACTAGAACTTAATGAGTCTGTTTTTATTTGGCCTAAAGAAATAGGTTCTTTATGTAAGGATTTTAATGATATTACTATCTTATTAAAGAAGGATGGATTATCTCCAGATTTTATTAAGAAATATACAAAATAAAACTAAACCCCCTTATATTTGGGATCACTAGCACTTGCTAAGTATCCTTTTAACATTTCGTTAAGAGATGTTATTTCCATAGATACTCTAGCTATTTTTTTGGTTTCTGCTACACGAATTTTATCAAATAAAGTATCAGGAATACATTTTTTTAACTTAGATTGAACAGATTCTGGTCCGGTTCCGTTTAAAAAATCGGATACTTCTTCTAATTTAGTGATCCAACTTTGAAGTTGGCTAACCATGTTAGCCTGCATTTTAGTAGTGGCTTGCATGTGGTCAGCAGCAGCATTCGCATCCACATCAAATGCGGTAGGATCAGTTCCTTTATCTAGAGTAGAAGCCATTGCGTCAGCATCTGAAACTTGGTTTTCTACACCTAAATCTTCTGGGGCTTCTCGTAAGACATTAACGAAAGCTTTTTGAAATAAATTACTCATATGATTATTTACCTAACTTGAGTAAATAATTGTAGTGAAAAAGAAAATTTTTAAAGAACATATAATGGCTAATGCCGAAAGACAAGTGGCTGGAATCGGTCCCGGTTCTAAGGATGATCCATTTGTACAAGTGGCAGTTCCAATTAATAATCAAATAGATAATGGAAATCGTATTATTAATTTTCCACATGAAATTAATATGTACAAACAGCAACTGTTTGATATTTTTGAAAAATTATTAATTTTAAGAAGACAATTAGATGAGGCTAAAAATAATCCTTCTGTTAAAAAATCACAAAAAGTAGGACTAAATGCATCTATAATAGCAATAGATAAAATAAATGAAAAATTATTAGAAATACCAAGAAATTTATCATTATTTTCTGTTGATTTATAATAAAATTATGTTATAATACAAGAGTATGGTAAAGCCTATACTTATTTTGTGTATTATAAGTTCTATAATAGCTTCAGTTTTTTCCAAAGATTGGATAGATTTTGTAAAATATTTTTTATTAATTAGTTTAATTCAAATTATTTCTTATAATATCTATAAAAATATAATAGAATACTTTGCCCTGAGACTTCAGGTTGAGAAAATTAAAGAATATTCTAAACAAGGAATGGAAATAAAATGTCCTTGTTATCTTGAAAAGAGCATGTTTGTTCCTATTGATTTAAATAGACCAAATGTAATTTCCTGTAAAGAGTGTGAAAAGACTCTATCAATAGATATTACAGCTAAGACTTTTATGCAAACTGATATGCTAGATTTAGAAAAAGCTGATGAAAATCTTATAAAAGCATATAAGTTTATACAAGATAAAAATTAATATGAATTTTAAATCAGATGAATTAAAAAATGCTATATTTGTAGAACCAAATTCTACTTATACAGAAAAATCTATAATAGATGTACAAAATTTAAGAAATTTATTAAGAAATTTCGTTTTAAGTAAAAATATAGATTTAGTTAATTTATACGATTTAGCAGCTTTTAATAAAAAAGTTTCTTCTTCTGGTTTAGAAAATTTAGAATTTTTGTTTGAATCTATTAGAAAAAATTTGTTGGATAATTTTATTAATGATAAAAATAAACAAGCAATTATAAATTTAATGTTTGATAACATGTTATCAAATTTAAAACTATTAAAAATTATAAACACAGAATTGTCTTCAGACGAAATAAATACAATAATTTTAGGATTTCTTATTAAAAATTTTATATAATGAAAAATGTTTCAATAAAAACAAAATCAAATAAAACCCATGTAATGTCTGTAGATGCTTATACAAGATGGCTTTGTCTTGCAGAAGCATTACAATTAATAAATAAACAAGCTGAAAAATCTAAAATAGATTTAGAAAAATCCGATAACTGGATTAAGCCTATTGCATTACAAAAATATATTCAACAAAGATTTCCTGCCATGAATCATGATTTTAAGGTAGAAGAAAATTTATCTTAAGGAGTCACTCCAAAATTTCTTGACCATGTAGCATTTCCTCCTGCTGTTGTGTTATTTCTGACAGAAACGGTAACAAAATAATTATTACCAACAGTGGTAGGAGTTCCGCTAATTACACCATTATTAAAAGTAATTCCGGGTGGTAATGTTCCTGTTATAGTCCAAGCAAGATTTGTTTGGGTTCCATCAGTAGTTAATGTTTGTGTAAAAAATACATTTCTTGGAAGAGCTATAGCCCCATTTTCGCCAAATATTCTAGTAACTGCGGTTGCAGGAGGAGTAGGAACAAAAGCAAAAACTTGAACAGTTGCTGATCCAGTACCTGCAATATTTGAAGCTTCGATTGTTATTTGTCCTTGTTGTTCTGTAGTCGTATTTAAAAATCCAGTAATTCTACCTTCATTATTAATAGTGACGTTTGATAAAAATGCTGGTTTATTTCTAAAACTCCAACTTACTGGACCATTAGTAACCGTAGGAGTAGGAGATGTAATAGAAGTACCTACATTTCCTCCGAAGTTAGATGCGTTTGTTATAATAGGTGGTGCTACTACAGTAATGGTAAAAAATTTACCAATTCCTATTCCAGTACTATTAGATGCATTTACTTGTACAGTAAATGTTTGATTTGTAGTCAAATTCGGTAATGTACCTGATATTAATCCTGATGCGTTATTGATCGTCAATCCAGTTGGTAATCCAGTAGCTGAATAAAAAGTAGGATTATTTGTAGCTAAAATTTGATAGTTAAAAGAAGTATTAACTGCTTGTGTAAAATTTGGAGGTTGTGTAACAACGGGTGGAGGAATTTTTATATCTATAACTAAAATTTTATTATCACTACCACCTGCATTTATTGCAAATATATTTGTGTTAGTAATTCCTGAACTAGCAGGAGACCCATTAATTACTCCAGTTGAAATATTAACATTTAATCCTGATGGTAAATCTAATGCTTTATAAGATGGCAAATATGTTGGCAACATATTTGTAGCTAATATATTGTATGTTAATGGAACACCAACAAAACCAGTTAATGTAAGTACACTAGTTATAACTGGAGGTGGAGGAAGAATTTTAATAATTAAATTTTTAGTTCCAGTACCAGCTTTATTTTTAGCACTAATAGTTACAATATTGCCTGAAACATTTACTACAGTAGGAGTTCCTGTTATACTTCCAGTTGTAGTATTAACCGATAATCCAGCAGGAAGAGGTATTGCATTAAAAGAAGTCGGATTATTTGTAGCAGTTATATTATAATTAAAATTTGGTACATTTAATACCCAAGTTATAGTTCCATCACTAGTAATTACCGGAGGAAAAGGACGGAAACTTCTTATTACTGCTAATGCATTACCTACTGGCATAATTTTAATTAAAAGTTTTGTCCTCCATTGAACGCATATATAGTTGTACCAACTCTAGTGAAACAAAATATATCAGTTTTATTAGCAGTGGTTGTAATAACAGGAGCAGAAGCATTAGACCATTTAACAGTATAACCAGTAAACGAAAAATTTACATTAAATGGACCACCAGTAGCAGCTTGTGTAACGATTATTGTTATACTAAATGAATCTGTAGGAACATTAGATAATGCAAATCCAGTTATATTTCCAGCTAATATAATAGGAAATGTGTTACCAAGATTTAAATTCAGTGTAACTGTTCCAGTGCTAGTAGCAGTTCCAGTTTTTTCTGAAAACCCTTTTAATACTAATGACCCAGTCATCGTATCACCAGCTTTTTTAACATAAAGAGTATCAGCATTTGTTATAGTTACAAAATTTGAAGTTCTATTAGTAATTTGATCATCTACATATTTTTTATTAGTTAGATGTTTAGTATTTGTTGGTGCAGCTTCTGTAGCAGCAGTAATAAAACCACCAGTCATATTACCACCAGATAGTGGAATGTATGCACTAAGAGATCTACCAAAACTATTAATAGAATTTTGTACTGTATTAATTTGACCAGTTACATATTGCATTGTGGTAGCATGTAATGGTTGGGTTGGATTTCTAAATAATTTTAGATCTCCTCCAATCATTTCGTCACCAGATTTATTTAAAAATAAACTTCCATTTATTGGACTTACACCAGATATTGCTGATAATAAAGTACGTTTATTTACTGCATCATAATCTAAAACTGGATCTTTTACATTTGATATAAAATTATTATTAACACTTACAGTATTACTAAAATATGATAGTCCAGTAGCACATAAAGAAGCGTTAATAAATAATGTTCCTGTTACTTTTTCGTTTGGATTAAATGTTAGACCTCTTTTATCTAATTTATTTGCTAAATTTGCATTAGTTGTATTTATATTTGATTGTAATCCATCAATTAAAGTTTTTACATTAGCTGAAATATCAGAGCTTAATTGTCTAGTAAGAGATGCATATGATATTTTTTGTGTACTAAAACTTCCAGTAGTAGTATTGGCAACATCAAATACTGTATAATCAGTATTTTTAATTTTTGTTCCTTCCGGCAATCTATTTATAAACAAATCCATACATTTATTTATGCATTAGATATCCATCAACGATAGGATCTGGGATTCCTATTGCTATTTTTCCAGAACTAGGTGATTGTATTATATAATAAGTTTCTGGTTTTGGGAAAATAAATGGAGGGTCCATTATTTTTGTTGTTGGTCCTTTTAAGCTTCCTTGTGTATGTATGTCTTTTAAACTTAATAATAGTTTATTTTCTCCAGATGATAATGGAGAAGAATAACCAAATCCTATTTTATAAAAATCTGTATCTTTTACATTTAATCCAGTATTAATAGAAATTATATTTTTGTATGTATCAGTAATTGGATTTTTTATAGAGATATTTAAAACTTGTCCTATATTTGTTAAATTACATCTAATTGTAATGAAATCTCTGTTAATTAAAGTATTTGAATTAATATTTATAGTACTTAAAATATTATTTATTGTTCCTAAAGTAGTAAATGTAGTTCCATTTTTTACAACTAATTTAGCATTATTAGTTATCATTACTCCTACAGTTGCTCCTTTAACTCCTGAGTCTGCACCATATGGTGCAAATGCTAGACTAGTATATTTCCCACCACCAACTAATGTTGGATTATTAAATAAAAATGTAGAAAATCCTCCAGTTGCATTAGTATTTCCACTGCTAAGTCTAAATTGAAATGACCAAGTTATATCAAAATTTGGACTATAAGCACTATTAATAAAAAAATTGGTGGATGTATCAGCCATTTTAATTATTTATAATGAATAAATACTTTGATGGCAGGAAATGCACGATTCCACGATAAAATTCATAGAAAAAACCACCATACAAATCCAACTGTTGGATTTGCTGATAGTGCTAGCGATCCAATTGCTTCCCCATCTGAACCATTTCAAGGAGATTTTATTTTAAATGGTAGATTAAGTACTAATAGTGGAATTGATTTATTATCCGCTAATGTAACTGGAGATGTTTATTGTAATAGTATTCATGTTAGTAGTGTTACCTATACTAATTGGATATCTGGTAACAGTACAGAAACAATTATTAGCGACGGTGCATTGACTGGGTATGGAAATAATACATTAACATTAGATTTCCAAAATGGTATTTACGGAAAATCTCCTTTATTCTCAATCAGTAATACCTTATGTTCATCAGGATTAATTACATCTCCTAGTGCATCATTTAATACATTAACAATTAGTAATTCATCAACTATAAATGGAAAACTAAGTGTTAATAATGATGTTAATATAAATGGAAATGTATTTATATCTGGGAATTTATCTGCGATGGGAGATGTATCTGTAATAGATACAAATATAATATCAACCAGTGCATTATCAGTAGTAAATCATGGGCAAAATAATGCTTTATTAGTAAATCAAATAGGAAATTATCCTACTGCAAGTTTTCAAAATAATGGAACTAATATTTTAGTTATTTCTGGAACTGAAATAAGTGTATACGGTTCGTTGTCTTCTACTGATAATATTAATAGTAATAATATAAATTTATTACAATCTACTTCTAGTAATTGGGATTCTGTGTATAATACGGTTTCTTCTACTTCTGGTGATTGGGATTATTCTTATAATTTTTTAACTTCTGGTGGAATAGTTAGTGGTTCTATAACTTCTACAGGAATTATATCTAGTTCTAACATCACTTCATTAAGTACAAAAATAGATACTTTGTGTGATGGATTTAATGTTTCTTTATCATCTAATGGTTATCAAAAATTACCTAGTGGATTAATAATTCAATGGGGAACAGAAAGTAACAGTGTAAGTGGAACTATCAATATTACTTTTCCAATACAATTTACAAATGCAGTATATTCAGTAATAGCAGTTCCTATTGTAAATAGTCCAACAGGATGGGATATTGTTACCTTAAATGGATCACCTACATTAACAAATGCTACATTTAATAGATTATATGGAGACGGAATTACTGGATTTAGTAATGCAAATTTTGATATAAAATATCAAGCAATTGGAATTTAAATTAAAATGTACATCACAGGAAAATATATCAAACCTTCTAACATAATATCTTATGTTCCACCGTTTATAGTTAAACAACCAGTAGAAGGAACAATAAGTATAGGATCTGATTATACTTTTTTTGTGGATCTAATAGGAAGTCCTCCATTCTATTATAAATGGTATAAAAATGATATCCCAATTGGATCTGGAACAGATAAAGAGTTAATTATATATGATGCAACATTAAATGACGATGCATCATATTATTGTGTAATTTCTAATAAATCGTATTCAGTTCAAACTGATACAGTAAAATTAAATATTATAATTCCTCCTAGTATTGTACTACAACCAGTATCAATTAATACAAATCCAAATACTACAATATTTTTTAATGTATCTGCAACTGGGTCTAGTCCTATTACATATAATTGGTATAAAGAAAATACATTAATATCATCTTCTTTTAATAATTTATTATATATTTTTAATGCACAAACAACAGATTTAGGTAATTATTATTGTATAATATCTAATCAAATTGGATCGGTAACAAGTAATACAGTACAATTAACATTAAATGATCCATTAGTGGTGGTTACTACACCAAATAATATTTCATTAAATGTAGGACAAACATTAAACATTTCATTAAGTTGTACAGGAACAACTCCAATTACAGCACAATGGAGAAAAGATGGTATTAATGCTAAACCACAAACAGTTAATAATACTGGATTGATTCCATTGTTAATACCTAATGTACAATCAACAAATAGTGGCACATATGATTGTGTATTAATTAATGACGTAGGAACAATTACATCACCATCTTTTATAGTATTTATAAGTTAACCATTTAAATCATACGTTCCGTATATAGAAGTATCATTTACTCCCATATCAATAACATGATTAATACTTTCTTGATCTGCTGATCCTTCGTAAGATTTTGGTGGAGACGATAACTCTCCCATAATACTACTGGATAATTTTCCATAGAATGTATCATCATTAACTTGTTCATTAGCAGTTTCAATTGGAAGACCGGGTTCCCAACTATATTCTAGCCTTTTGGCTTTAATTTGCCATCCATAATGACCACCTAGTGCGTTCATATTATCACCAATATCTTGATCTCTGCGTTGAGTAATTTGGAAATAATTTCCTCCTCTACCATTTTTCCGATCATTTCCATATTCAGTCATACGAAATACATCACCAGATTTAGGTTCAATATCTTGATTTAATTCTGTGTAGATGGATAATCCAGACATAGCTTTTTCAAAATTACCATAAGCCATATAACCAGTAACATCATCTTCGGAATTAAATCCAAATTTACTTAATGATAAGGCAGATTCATTTAAATTTATAATCATTTTAACTTGAATTGGTCCATGATAAACAGAAGTAGGTTGCTCACCATATAATGTATCTGCTCCAGTTAAAGTCATAGTATTAATATAATAATCAATCTTTTGTCCCATACTGTGTACCATTTCTTCCGCAACATTAGCAATCGTTTCTCTATCAGGAGTCAAACGACTTTTGTCATATAACTCATAACAATTAGATCCATTTCCTGCGCCAGAATAATAACATGTCATATTAGTTTTCCTTTTTGGTTATTACGAAATTACCATTTGGTAAAGATTTCAAAATAACATTACTTCTTCCCATATGTTTACCATTTTTTAATTCATTTGGACGTAGTTTTTTGTTTCCAATTAATTCTTTAGCTTTACTAGGAGTAATTAATCCAGTTTCTACTTTGTCATATTTTTTAAAATTAGGATCAGTGGGTTTATGTCGATTAGCCATTATACCGGGTTTAGATAATTTACCTGTTTTTTTATTAATAGAATTACCTTTCCATAAAGCAGAATCTCTTCTATGAAGAGGATTTTCTAATTTTTCTTGTAAAAAGAATTCTTTAAATGAAAGCATACTATTATTTAGCAAAAAAAAGAGGACTCTTTCGAGTCCTCTTTAGTTTTTAATCTTTTATATTTGATTAGGGATGGAAAACTGATTTTCCGGGTCCACTTGGATTAGCTGCTCTAGCACCGGAAACTTTCATGTTTCCTTTTTGTTGCATTTTTTCGCCTTTATCATTGTGGGGCATATAATGTGCAGTGCCTTGGGTTTGGGCAGTCTTTTCTGCTTTACCAGCACCAGAAACATTACCAGCTACACCACCAACTTTACGATTTCCGGGCTTAGTCATTTGTTCACCAGTATTATTGAATGGTTTGTATTGAGCTTGAGGAGATTCTTTTAAAGAACCTTCATCATCATCATCTTCTTCTGAATCTTCTTCGTCATCTTCTTCAGCAGCTTCATCACCCATTCCACCAAAATCTTCACCACCCATTTCACCTTCTTCACCACCACCCATTTCATCAAAATCTTCGCCTTCTCCATCACCTTCTTCGCCACTTCCTAATGCAGCACTTAAAAGGTCCATTATTTTTTCAGCAGTAGCTTTATCTAAAGTTAAAGTTACTTCATCATCACCCATATCATCACCAAAATCATCA